ACGCTAACCTTTAACGGTGGTACTACAGGTGGTGACATTGATACTTACTTATGCTTTACACAAGTAGCAGCCGGTACTTGGTATGTTAATGGAATATCGTTTGGTGCGGCTGGCGGCGCTGCTGCTACTCCATTTAGTGCTTAATACAAACTATAAGGAGTAAATCATGGCTGATACATTAACGACGCAAATCATACAGGATGGCGGTCGCACAGCTATTATTAGAGGTAACGTAGCGGTAGGTAATACTGACGTTGCTACTTCTGTAATAGTTGATGTGTCTACGCTTTCAAATGATCCTATTACGGGTCAAGCCTGTATAGCGGCTACTGTACAAGCGGTTACTTATGCAAGCAAAGGAGTGGTTGTTACTCTAGCATTTGATGCTACCACTGATGTTCCTATCTTTACGCTTCCAGCGGATTGGACAGAGCAGTATGACTTTACTGACTTTGGTATTCCTAACCCCGGAGTTTTCGGAACAGCAGGTAACACAGGTGATATTGTAGCAACTACAACAAGTCCAGCAGCAGGGGATGCGTACTCTTTTATTGTTACGGTGACTAAAGTTTATGCCAGCGCCTAAGAAAAAGGGGACTATGAAAGGCCACACCATTAAAGGTGGTCAGAAGCGTCCAACTAAGTCTGGTGCAGGTATGACCAAAAAGGGGGTGGCTAAATACCGTAGAGACAACCCCGGTTCTAAACTTAAGACAGCCGTTACGGGTGAAGTGAAAAAGGGCAGCAAGGACGCAAAGCGGCGTAAGTCATTCTGTGCACGTTCCGCTGGTCAGATGAAAAAATTTCCAAAAGCAGCTAAAGACCCTAACTCTAGGCTGCGTCAAGCCAGAAAACGGTGGAAGTGTTAGTGCCTAGCAAGACGAAGAAGCAAGCAAATTTTATGGCAGCAGTAGCTAATAACCCTAAGTTTGCCAAGAAAGCTGGGGTTCCACAAAGTGTAGGTAAAGATTTTGCTAAAGCAGATAAAGGAAGAACCTTTAAGGAGGGTGGTATGCCGGGTATGAAGAAAGATAAAAGAACCATGCGTAATTTAGACGATGAGATGTATCGAATCCGCAACAGAACAGGCAGTAACACTGACGCAGAACGAAGGCGGATTAACCGAGAAAAGGATTTTGAAAAAAATCAAATGGCTGGCATGAACATGGGCGGCAAGGTTAAAGGGTACATGAAAGGCGGTAAAACGCAGGGATACAATGATCGACTAGACGAGTCTATGGGTGCTAGAAACGGTAAAAAATCTCAAGGCATGACCTCTCGCAGAAATGAAAGTAAAGGCATGGAAAAGTCTATGGGTAGAGGCGCATATTCTGGTGCTTCTACTATGATGAAAAAAGGCGGTAAGGTTGGTAAAAGCAAAAAATCATGTGACGGTATGGCTAGAAAAGGTAAAACCAGAGCGCCTAGGCAATCTGGAACTAGGACATAAATCTTATTTTAGGAGAATATTATGGGAACTGGATTGTTTGGACAGTCGGACGGTAAAGATGAAGTTGTTAAAGAAGCTCCTAAAAAAGCTCCTGCAAAAGCTGAAGAGCCTGTTGTAGAAGTAGAAGACGACGCAGAGGAGTAATTCTCTATGATGGCATGTAAAGGTATGGGGAAAATAAACCCAGCTAAACGTCCTACTGCGCTTAAAAAAGGCGGATCTGTAAAGGATGCTTGTTATCGGAAAGTAAAGGCCCAGTACAAAGTCTTTCCTTCTGCATATGCGTCGGGTGCTATTGCTAAGTGCAGGAAGAAGAAAGCCAGTGGCCGTTCGTAAAACTGCCAAAGGCGCGGCCTTAAAGCGTTGGTTCAAGGAAGACTGGAAGGACGTAAAGACAGGTAAAGCCTGTGGGCGCAAGAAAGGAGACAAACGAGGAACGCCGTACTGTAGACCTACAAAGAGGGTTTCTAGTAAAACACCTAAGACATCTGGTGAAATGACAGCGGCACAAAAGAAGTCTCGTATAGCGCAGAAGAAACGGCTAGGCCAACCAGCAGGTAAACCTAGACGAGTCACTCCGCTGAAAAGGAAAAAGAAATAATGGCTGTATCTGGCACTACTACATTTAACATGGAGTTCACAGAGATCGCTGAAGAGGCGTTTGAACGTGCCGGTAGGGAGCTACATTCTGGCTACGATCTACGCACAGCGCGTCGCTCTATGAATCTGCTGACTATTGAGTGGGCTAATCGTGGCGTTAATATGTGGACGATTGAGGAGGGTTTTGTAAACCTTGTTCAAGGCACAGCTACTTATGACCTACCCGCCAATACTATTGATTTGATAGAGCAGTTTATCCGCACCAGTGAGGGTAATGCAGTTACTCAGACTGACTTAAACCTTTCGCGTATTAGTGTAGATACTTATTCTTCTATACCTAACAAGTTAACTCAGGGTCGCCCTATACAAGCATGGGTTGATCGTAAGACAGACAATCCGCAGATTACCGTATGGCCTGTACCAAACCAAGGTACGGCGCTCGAACCTTTTTATGTGCTTAGGTTTTATCGACTTAAACGTATTGATGATGCAGGAACAGGCGTTAACACAGCCGATATGCCCTTTCGTTTCTTTCCCGCGCTTGTAGCAGGATTAGCTTATTACTTAGCTACTAAATTACCTGAAGGCATGGCACGGCTGGAAATGCTCAAAGCACAGTATGATGAACAGTATACGTTAGCTGCGGGAGAGGATAGAGAAAAGGCTTCTGAAATGCTTATACCTCGCTTGTATGGGCCTAGGTAACTATGAGCCAGAAATTTGCATCAGGCCAAAATGCGTTAGCAGAGTGCGACGTATGTGGGTTTCAGTATAGGCTAAGGCAGTTAAAACCTCTGGTTATTAAGGCAGTGGTTACAGGAATTAAGGCTTGTCCAGAGTGTTGGAACCCTGACCAGCCGCAGTTAAGTTTAGGGACATTTGTAATAAATGACCCACAGGCAATACGAGACCCAAGACCAGACTTTACAGGTTATCCTGCAAGTCGAGCGAGATTACAGCCGGTAGACCCACTCTTTGCGTTTGGGAAAATAGGGTTAGTAACAATAGTTATAACATAGAGGTATAACACAATGGCTAAAGAAAAAGGAATGAAGATACACAAGATGAGTGGGGTTAAAGAGTATGATCCCGGCACTACTGTTAATTCACCAGAACAATCCTCTGGTACTGTTAAGACAAGCGGTATAAAGATACGTGGTACAGGTGCAGCAACCAAAGGTACTATGGCTCGTGGGCCAATGGCGTAGGGAGTTTTAGGTGAATTACACCGAGCTTAAAGCAAACATACAGGATGTATGCGAACAGACGTTTACGGACGATCAGTTGGCTATGTTTACTGAGCAAGCGGAACAACTCATTTTTTCTTCGGTTGATCTTCCTGCGTTACGTGCGAACCAGACGGGTAATATAACCGGCGGTAATCAGTATCTCACGATGCCTACAGGCATGTTGTATGTGTATTCTTTAGCGGTTATTGACCCTACTAGTGCGGAGTATCACTATTTAATTAACAAAGACCCTAGCTTTATACGAGAAGCTTACCCTGTTGCAGCTACACAAGGGCGACCACAGCACTATGGCATCTTTAGTCAGACTAGTTTTATCGTAGGGCCAACGCCTAATGTTACGTATGTTGCTGAGTTGCATTATGGGAAGTATCCTGAAAGCATTGTTACTGCTGGAACTACCTGGTTAGGCGATCAGTTTGATTCTGCCCTATTAAATGGGGCTTTGGTTAACGCCATACGGTTCCAGAAAGGCGAAGCTGATATGGTAGCGTTGTATGAAAAGTTGTATGTACAAGCCGTAGCGTTGTTAAAAAATTTAGGTGATGGCAAATTAGAAACCGACGCTTATCGTAACGGCGTTGTTCGCGTACCAGTTAAATAGGATAACTTATGTTAAGTGCAGTAGGTGGAGTAGAAGTAGGAATAGCAACAACTTCAGCAGTTTCAGGGCGCGGATTTACCCCCGAAGAGCTGGCTGAACATGCGATAAACGAGGTTATTTCCATCGGGAATAACTCACACCCTGTATTACAGGCGCAAGCAGAAGCATTTAGAGATGACATCAGAGCCGTAATGGTTAATTATTTACGTCAAGCGGTGGCTTCTCACAACACCACATTAACCAACCGTTTTCGGGATGCTGGGCATCCAGAATTAGTGAAACTACTAGAGGTCTAACATGGCAATTACAATCACAACTGCAATGCCCACATCCTTCAAAGTCGAGTTGTTGAAGGGTTTACATAACTTCACTGGGGCAAGTAACCGTTTTAAAATGGCGCTTTTCAAAGCTACTGCCGCAGGTAGTGGTACATTTGGTGCTGCGACTACTAACTATTCTCAAATGGGCAGCGATGAGTTAGCTACTGCTTCAGGGTACACACAACTTGGTAAGCTTCTTACCTCTGTGACTCCTACAGCGGATGGTACAACAGCAATCACTAATTTTAGCTCTGTAACGTGGACTTCTTCTAGCTTTACAACATCAGGTGCTTTGATTTATGACACAGGCGATTCTAATTCTGCTTGTGCGGTACTTAGCTTTGGTGGTGACCAGACAGTAAGCTCCGGTGATTTTCAGATACAATTCCCGTCAGCAGCGGCAGCTACGGCTATTATCCGTATTGCCTAAGTAGGGAAGTGCCATGAGCGGATGGGGTCAACGTCCTTGGGGGTTTAACGGATGGGGTGGAGAAGCCTCTAAAGTTTTACACCTAGGCGCAACATGGGGCGCTCGTGGATGGGGCGAGGAAGGCTGGGGTGCTAATGGCATTGCAGTAGTAGGAACTGGGCAAGTCGGTTCTGTTACCCCTGCTTACGGACGTGTAGTTGTTGCTACCGGCGTTGCGGCTACAGGCGCGATAGGTACAGTAACTTTAGATTATACAGGGCTTGTTACCCTTACAGGGGTAGGAGCTACAGGCGCAATAGGCACAGTTAGCACTGTTGCAGCTTTTGATTTAACAGGAGTATCGGGTACAGGCTTAATAGGAGACTTCACAGTAGGGGTAGATGAGTTTAATATCCCAACAGGAGTTAGTGCTACAGGAGCAATAGGATCAGTTTCATTTAGTATAGGCAGCGTGTTTACTATACCA